CCCTTGTTGGGAAATTTAAGTTTAAGTAAGGGATTAGCTTTTCTTTGTTTGAAGGCAAAGGCATATAAGCATCTAAAGCAACTTTGTCGTATGCCTTAGTTAGCTGTTTTTGTGGATTGCACCCAAAAAGCAAAGCCAACACTAAGTACCAAATAATGGTAGCTATTAGATAGTTATTAATTGTTTTTTTCATGATCATTTTTATTTTCTTTGTTTCCACCAAAATAAAAGCCTATAACACCAGCTAATGCACCACCAAAAACAAAGCCTATTGCAGTCAATACAATATCTTTATTTTCAATAGGCATAGGTTTTGATTGCATCACTCCAAGTAAGGTGAAGCATCCTAATACTATAATTACTGATAACACATTTCTTATATCGGTTGTGTTAAGTTTCTTTAAAAAATCTTTCATTGTTTCTTTTTTAAATCTTTATAGAATTTGTAAATTGTGTAACTTATGGCTAATATGCCAGATAATATACTTATTGAGTAACTAAAAAAGCGTAAAGCCTCAAGGTCAATACCATTATAAAATACATTGCAAATGTTGCCAAACACAAAGAAGCCAACACTAGCAATAGCACTAACAATTGCCTTGCTGTTTTCATGTATTATAGTTATAAGTATTAACATTTGCTTGTTATCAAGTACCATTTGTTAAAATTTTAAATTTCTTAAATGGTTTTTCTTTATTGGATATTGTTCAAAAAACTTTAGTAAGCAAAAGCCCAGCCTGTGCTTTTGTACACATAAACCCCTTCTGTACCATCTGTTTGGTAAACGTGCACACCTACTCTTGTAGCATCAACTGTTAAAGCTGTTCTTTGTGCATTTGTCATTCTAGGCATAGGCATTGTTCCTTTTGTTGTACTACTTGCATTAAAAAGTACGTTAGCAACATCTGTACTTGTACCTAACAAAAGATTTCCTGTTGACCCTGTAATATCCATCCTTCTAACATTGTTAGTGTAGAAGGTAGTGTTAGCAGCAGAAGTATTATATAGCACCATCCCACCAGTTAAGTTTGCATCAGTAAAAAAACCACCTACCCCAGCCCAACTACTATTTAAAGGAGAATAAGCCCTTAATGAAGCAATGCCACTACTAGCACTTGCGTTTATTTGAGTAATAGCACTTGTTCCTGTGCTACTATTTCTAAAAAAAAGTCCTGCACTTGCATTTGTATTATCTTCAACTTGAAATTTAAAAGTTGGAGAAGTTGTGCCTATCCCAAGCCTTGCATTTGTATTATCCCAACTTAAATTACTTGTAACACCTAGCCTACCATTGCTGTTAGTTATAGCTACTCTGTTCGCTGTGTAAGTATCCCACTCGTTATATTCATCTATAAGAGTTGTAATTGTTGAAGTGGTTGGTGCTGTTGTTCCTTTATTTCCTAAAAAAGCAAGTTTTATAGTATTGGTAAAGTTGCAAGGTAACGTGTCAAAATTATTTGCCAACAAAGAGAAATTAGTTATAGAGGCTGTACTCATTATTGCTGGTAGTGTTGCCCCAGTCATTTTAAAAGTATTGCCAATAAAATCAAAATCCATAGCATTTGAACCGCTTACTCTTTGTACATTAATCCCCTCCGTTGGCGTATTCCCACTTACAAATGTGTATTGAAAGTTGTTATTGCTAACCAATAATTTGCCGTACACATCGGTATAGTCATTTATATTAAAACCAATCCATGCTCTATTCGTTGTGTTAGCTTTGTTTGTATTAAAAGTATTACCAGTTATTGCGTGGCTAATTTGCTTTGCCTCAGTTACATAAAGACACTCAAAGTTTAATAAATTAGTAATTGTGTTTCCACTAATGGTGTGGTGTGCTCCACCTAAAATAATTCCCCCATTTATAAAATTATTTTTATAAGTGCAATTGCTTGTTCCGCCATGCAAATCAGCAGCATATTGGTCGCCTATTGCGTTGATTGTGCTATTGCTTACTATTACATTTCTACTAGGTGGAAATTTCCCTGCTGCTGCGATGATAACTCCATGTCGTGTGCTACTAGCCGTTACATTATTTACGGTTACATCTTGGCTGCTAATTACATTAATTCCATAGCTTAATTGTGCCACATCAGCAGCGTGTTTACCAGCCATACTATTGCTTACACTTGCGTTAAATGTGTTTTCAATTAATATTTGATTTACATCAGCTCCATAAACTTTTACATTGTTTATTTTGTTTAAATTTCCGTAAGTTATTCTTATTGCACTACTGTAGTGTGTTTCTTTTGTTTCAATAGTTAAATTTGAAACGCTTGTGTTTGTTGGATTAATTTTCCAAAGTTGGGTAGTAGCACTTGGCAAGGCTGCTAAAGCATATCCATTGATTTCAAAACTACTAAGGTTAGTAATACTATCTCTCACAACTGCAAAAAAACCATTGGTGTAGTTAGTTCTTGCAGCATTAAAACTACCATTTAAGGTATCAACTAGCATAATTATATCTCCACGCTTTAAAGAAACTGTACTTACAAGGCTTACAGTTGTTGCATTTTCTGCAAGGTTTGTAGATAAGTTAGGCAGCAAAGTTCGAGTTCCTTCACTAAATATTAAAGCATCATTAATACTGCTATTCATGCTTTTTAAAATACATTTTTCTGCACTTGTACCTTCTATACTAATCCCATTACTAAGATTTAAAGATTGACTTAAATAATAGGTTCCTTCTGGCACAATAAGTTTTTTTACACCTGCGTTAATTGCTGCTTGAAATGCTGGATAGTCATCTAATAAATCACTACCATTTGCCCCATAGTCTGCAACGCTCCTTTGGTAGTTATCACTAACAGTAGCCTTCCCATCGGTTAGCCCCATATATATTTGCCGTCCCCAGAAATTTGTCTGAGGCATTGCAAAAGTTTCTGGGTATATTTTAAAACTACTTGTATTTGTTGTTGTTGTATTGGGATTAGTAAGAAATTCCATATAACTACCTGCTGCCGTGCTGCTCCAATTTTCATTTGCCCTTACAGAAATAAAACCACCATTCACAAGGTTTGTTCCGTTATAGCCTTGCCCTGCATAAGTTGATAAAATATTGGTGTTTAAAATTGCTGTTGGACTTGCTGCTGTTCCGTTGTATCTGCTTCCTACATAACTTGGATTAGCTCCAACTCTAGCAACACTCACTCGACCACTACCACTAGCAGTTGTGCCAACTATCTGTAATGCTGCATCTTCATCAACTGTATAATTATTAGGGAAAGCAGTTGATGGTTTATTTACAATTATCGTACTAAATGTTTTAGTTCCTGCTGCTGTTTGGTCAGCAAACAAATTCATATATTTTAAACTATCAGCGTAAGCACTAGTGCCTAAAGAAGTAGGAGCATAAGTTGTGCCATTGTATCTTAGGAATTGACCATTTGTTGCACTAAAACTTCTTAATTTGCTATCTAATAAAGTTGCTACCCAACTAGGATTATTATATTGAAGTGAAAGTTGAGGGAATTGTGCCAATGACCAATCCTTTGGAGCAATCACAGTACTGTCTACTATAAAACTTCTATCAGAACTTAAATCACCACCACCTGCTAACCCATACCCTGCTACTATGGCTCTTATATTAGGCACTAAGTTTAAAACTATACCATAAGTTACACTATTTTTTCTGTAAAAAATAGTATCTGTATTATAAAAAATAGTGTCTACTTTATTGTTGATTTGGTTGATTAAACTAGTTGTACTGCTTCCAAAATTATTCCACTTAAAGCCATTCCATCCATAAAATAAACTGTCACTATTTTTATAAACTATTGCTCCTGGTCTTGTATCCCCTCTTGCTATTGTAGTGTCACCAGCCGAAACATGAAGCAAACTATCAACTTTTAAATACTTAAATTGATAACCTGCTGCTGTCATTGGTGTATAAACAACTCTTGCTGTAGTAGTGCTAAATGGACTTCTTTTTGGCTGTGAAGTTGAACCTGAGCAAACTGTCACAACTTGAAATCTATAAGAAGTACTTGCATTTAAACCACTAAATGAAACAATAGTCGAAGTAGTTGCACCACTAATTATTGAAACGGTTGAACCTGACGCTGGAATTACAGCCCACGAATAAGTTACAGCACCAGTAACAGCAGCCCAAGTAGCTGTACCACCTGATTGTGTAGGTGTAACACTTATACTTAGTGTTGTATCACATTGGCTTTTTACATTTAAAAAGCCTAAAACAAAAACTAAAAAAAAGATTTTCTTCATAAAATTATTATTGATATAAAACGTATGCTTCTTCATTTGGTTCAAATGGTATTGCCCATTCTATTGTACCTGTTGTGTTGTCAAATTTAGCCTCTTTGTTTAAAGGTGTTCCGCTAAGGATTATTTTACTATTACCGATACCGTCTTTATGTATGGCAACTACATCTTTGCCTATCAATGCAGTATCAGTAAAGCTAAATTCTCCGCCAGTTCCTGTGTATTCTAATCTTTGCATGGCATTTGGTGATAATGGTGTTGGTGTAAATATTTCAATTAATTGCCCAGTCCCTTGCAAACTTATTGAAAATGTGGAAACGTCCGCATAGCTTCCGCTGTCCTCACTATTGGTTATATAAAATCTTCCTTCGCTTGTATAAACATCATTGCTTTGAGAAGTTCTCTCAAACCTCATCAATAACTGCTGTTTATTTAGCTGTATTGCTCTAAAATCACTAAGTCTAAGGTTTGTATTATCTAAGTTAATTAAACCGTCTATTGTGCCTGTATAGCTGTGTTTTTGTGGAATAAAATTTGCAAATCCACCGCTACCAATAACAGTAGTTTCTAACATTGTGGTTGATAGGCTAAATGTTGCAGTTCTTGCACAAGCAAACATCTTCCAAACGCCACCTATGAACGTATAAACTACAATATTTTTGCCTAAAACTAAATCCATTATTTTGTATCTAAAATGTAATTAAATTGGTAATTGCTTGTTAGCATTGCATCTGTTTCGCCATCCTTATGCAATTCAAATAAATTTACTTTACATGATGTGTTTGCATAATCAATTTCCATTCTCCCTGCAACAAAATTCACCCCAAAAAAATTAGTTAACTGAAACAAAGATAAAGGGCTTATAATTACATTACCAATTTTTACACCAATAATTCTACACTCTACACCAGTCCTTGCATATCTTTTATTAAATAATTTTTCAAAAGTAATTATATCTCCCAAAACTCTATTTTCTGTAGTGTGCAATCTTCGCCAGTTGCTAGTTCTTTGCCTAACTAAACCGCCTATTGTGTTTACACCAAACAAAGTACCGCCTATTGTGTTACTTATGCTGTCATCTACATTAATAATATTTTCTTGCGTATTTTTTACCCCTACATTTTGTGACTGCTTATGTGTTTGCCCCTTAACTAATCCAAATTTGTCGGCGTTGTTAAAAACTTCTACTCTAAAATTCTTAAACCACCACTCATTAAATTGAGGTCTTACATAATTACCTAGTTGTAAATAAAAATTTCCATCATAAGGAATTTCTAAAGTTTCAATTTCTACTGTAGTCCATTCTGCTATATCTTGACCACCTGTAATTATTGGTCCAAAATTATTACCTGAAATACTCCCTGAAATATAGGTTCGCCATTTTCCTGCAATATCTAGAAATCTATTGTTAATCCCTATTGGTGTTATTGGCATTTTTGTATTTAACCACCCACCAAATTGTAACATATAGTCATTACCAATACCAGCATTATAGCTATCTTTTCGTCTAACTTGAAATGTTATTTTTAAAATATCTCCAACATTAACCTCCATTGGAGCAGAGCTTATAGCAGCATTTGTTCTAAAAAAATCATTATATCCATTCCCACTAGTTACTAAATACCTTTCAATTTCTTTTAGCCTATAATCTCTAACTACTCTAATTGCCCTATAACTTCTTGTATCAAACAATTGAGTTCCAGTGTTATCCCAAACGAACCCTGCACCCCATCCAACAAGGTCATATTCATCATAATATTGTAAATTTACGCCTGTGCCTATTGTATAACTTTTTAATAAATTCCCTAATCTTTTTAAATCAATATTATTGAATAATTGTGCTGGTCTTGTATAGTTAAAAGTATCTAAAGAGAATTTAATATTTCTATTAATCCTTTGCAACGCTCCATATTCAATTGGCATATTAGTTCCATGCCCTACATATAATTGATTGCTATAAAAGCCTGTTGAAACTTGTACTTGTGTTTCATCATAAAACCTATAAGGGATTGCCCCATTGTAATATCTTGCTTCATTCCAACGAATTATATTCCATTGCCCATTGGCTTGAAATAAACTGATATTAAAACGTGAAAATATTTTTTCTAAAACTGAATAGCAATTATCGTAAGTCTGCTCATTGCTTGAATTGCTAAAGCTTTGAAAGTTTAAATATGTTTGACTTAAAAAAGTATTTGTAGTGTTAAATGTTGTTTCAGTTAAATTGCAAAACAAAACAGTAGGTAAACTAATTTTTGTTTGATTAATGCAATAAAAGAAAAACTCTAAAATCGAAATGTATTTAAACGTTGTACTTCCTATTGCTTCATCAATAGTAACGTTTTTCAATAACCCTATGTTGTCAGTAGCTGTAAGTGTTATAACATGCTCTATATCGGTGATTTCTTCCATGCAATCGTCTTGCACTAAGTAACCATAAAACACTAAAATATTGTTTAAAAATACTTTTATTTGGAAGGTGTCATCACTATCAGAATAAAAATTACTTAATGGCAAATTGCCAGTATTAACTAAATTTATTTGTACTTGGCTTCCTTTAATTGCTGCAAGTGGTTCGTCTTTATCCCAAGTGTGTATTACTGGAGATGCAGCACAAGTAAACCTTGCACTAAAGCCAGTGTAGTTTAATTCTAATATTTCAATTCTGTAATCATTGTTAGCGATATCAGAAAATTCACCAAAATATTTTAAGCCATAACCCATTAGCCTACTGTGTTATTTAATTTAGAAACTTTGTTAAAATAAACCATTAATTCAGTACCTCTAAAAATTGTTACTGGTCTAATATCAAAATCCATCCCTCCGCCAATTGCTCCCATTTCGTGGTTAGGAGTTACACGGCTTCCACGTGGCAAACTTACTAATTCTGGACCACGTTCACCGACCATAGTTAAACCCCCACGCCAGTAGTCTGTACCTTGTGCATTGCTGCCAATTCTTATACCTTTCATTAAAGTACCTGCTGCAATCATTCCTAAGCCTAATCCAATACTTTTTTCAAACTGTCCAAACCCTAAAGCCTTTGTTATAGTTTTCATCAAAGTACTTTGAATAACTATTTGCTTTCCAAATTGAACAAAAGCATCTCCAAACGTTCTAAACAAATTACCAAAAATAGTATCAATAACATTGCCACCTTGTATAATAGAGGCTAAACCTTCACCAAAAGAAGTGAAAGCATTTGTTACCGCTTGTTTTGTAATATCATTAAAAACGCCTATTTCTTGCTGATATTTTTCTCTTAATCCTTTAAAATAATCGTTTGCACTTTGCTTAATCCCTGCAACATCTAATTTAGGGGTAACATCTAATGTTACTGGTGCCACAATAGCCTCTTCATTTGGTATGTTAAACTTTAGTAGCTTAACATCTAATTCCGCTGCAATACCTTTTATTACAGTTTGCGGAGCGTTCATTTTACCTAATTCGCCAATTGCTTTTTTATAAGCATCTTGCATCTGCTTAGTAAGTTCTCCTAAGTCTATTTGTTCAAATTTAAATTGTGTTTGTAGCTTTAACTGTTCGCCTCTAAGTTCTTTAATAACATCAAGATATGTTTTTTCAGCTTGTACTCTTTTTTTTACCTTTTTAGGGTCAAACATAGTACCTTCATCAGCGTCAATAGATAGTAGTTTTTTTAGTTCCGATTGATAAAATGATATTTCAGTATTCCCTTTACTTAAAGCTTCGTTTCTCCTTTCAATTCCTTTTGTAAATTCATAACTAGCAGCAGCCATGGGGTTAATTGCTGCAAGTGCATACTGTTTTGTTTTATCCCATAAAGTTAAATTTTCGCCTAATGCTTTATTTTGTGTTTCATAAAGTTTCTTGTAAGTGTCACCGATTAAGCCTTCAATCCCTTTAATTTTTGATTGACGTATTAAAGCTTGTGTTTGTCGGTCAATCAAAGAAGTACTTTCAGCCGTGTTAATATTTGCTTTTGTTAATTTTCCATTAAACAATTCATATTCTTTGTTTAATGTGTTTAATGCTTGATTTCTAGCAGAATCACTCTTAGTAACATCTTTTGCAATAGAAACCAAAGCAGACAACCTTGATATGTTGCCTTGCACACTTGCTTGTGCATCCCCCATTGCAGAATTTAATCTTGTTTGTGCTTTTTCCGCATCACTTATATTTTTAAAATAAGCAACTATTTCATCGCCAAAAGCTAATAACAAACTACTAACTATGCTTATTGCTACTCCTATTCCTTCTGGTCCACTAAAAGCACTTGCTAAACTTTTTAATGCTCCACCTGTAGAGCCTGTTGCAACTTTTAATCTTTGGAAGCTTTCAAGTAATGGGTTTAAATTATTAGCAATACCCATAAAACCGTAAGGGGCATCTTGTGCCACTCTACCTAAATTTATAAGTGCTTGTGATGCTTGATTTGAACCTGCAACAAACTTATTCTGTGTGCCTAATAAATTATTTTGTGTGGAATTTAAAACCTCTAACTTAGACTTTAAACCTGTAATGCTATTCTTTAGCCTGTCTATCTCTTTTGGGTCAGTAGATTTCTTTAAAGCATTCTCAAAATTCTTTAAATTATTTTGAGTAGCCAACAATTCAGACGATACATCCTTTACGCCATCGGCAATTTGTTTTAAACCCTTGTTTACTTCAACGGTTTCAAGTCCAGCTTGTATTTCTAAACCTACTGTCATAGTGCTATTTTATACCGTGAATTTCTTTAATTTTTTGCCACTCTTCAATACTAAACTGCTTTCGCTCCGCTTCTTTTTTCTCCCCTATTTGCCAAAACTTATCAATACTTAAAGGCTTTTTAACAAGGCTTTGGTGTACACGGTAAGCTGCAAACCTATGTATGTGTTGCTGGTCTTCTAACTTTTTGTAATAGCCTTCTTCTTTGCAATAATTAACATAAGGAGAATTGGTGAAATATTCGTATTCACTAAGCCCTAAAACTCCCATAAAAAAACTATCACGTTCAAAGAAATATTTTGCTATTTCTTTCTCGCTCTTGGGTTCTTTTTTTTTTGAGCAGTTTCATTTGTTGCTTTAATATTTGCTAAAAGTTCTTTAAACTTATTGCACTCAACAAATACATCACTTACTTGCTTAATTACATCAACATTCAAAGCCTCAACCCATTCGCACACATCCTCAAAAGTAAAGTCTATTGCTTCACGCTTTACATAGGCATTGCATACTAAGCCACCCCAAAACATAGCATACAAACCATTTGCAGCTATATCATTTGGGTTGTCTAAGCCATTGGCTACATCTTGCATAACAATTTCGCTGTACTTTCTTACAGCCAATTCAAGAAACTTTAAGCCTCTAAGTTTTCCGCCTATTTCTATTTGTATATAACTCATAAAATTATACAGTTATTGCAAATGTTGGTGTGCCTATTGGCTGTAAAGCTAAACTAAAAGTTGCAACTTCTGTATGACTGTAGCTATCACTTAAAGAAGCTATAAATGCTGTGCCTGTTTGCACTTCGTCACCTGTAACTGGTGTTGCGGGTCCAATTTTGTACCCTACAGTTGTTTTTGCCAACATTAAGGCTCTTAAATCAGAACCCCCAATTTTTCCACTATCAGGGTCTTGAACCATGTGTCCCTCAGCTTCAATGCCAAAATTAGCAATACCAGGTAATTTTTTAGGGCCACAAAAACTATCGGCTTCAATTACGGCAATTTCATTTGTATTGTTTAAACTTGTTAAACAAACAACATTTTGATAACTTGTTCCACCTGCTGGATCAATAAATAGTAATACCCCGCCTATTACTGGATAATGTTCTGCCATTTTATTTTATTTTTAATTGTGATAAATAATATGTTCAAAAGTAATGATTCTATCAATATAAACCATATTTGCATCATTTTGGTAATTACTAATTATATCACTAACTAGCCTGGTACCGCTGCACGTAAAACCATCACTTGTTAAATCTATTTGAGTTTGCTTATTTGGGTAAATTAATTCTAATACTTGCCCTGCTAAATCGTCTGCTAATTTACCACTATTAAATTCTTTTTCTTTTGTACATATTTTTAATTGTACAGATATTCTTGATGTGTTTGTTTCGCCAATTGTGCCAATTTCATTATGTGTTGGCAAAGTCATAACTATATACTCTTTAAATCCTTGCTGTGGTGCATATTGATAAAAAACATTAATAGGTCGTGAACCAGCAGCATCAACAGCAACAACATTATTTTCTAGTAATGTTTTGTACTGTTTTCTTATTGCATAATTAGGACTTTTCATATTTCTTTAAACGTGCTTTTAAATTATCCTCAGCTTCAACCGATGCTGGATATAAATATGGCTGTGGTCTTATCCCTTTTCTTAAAATAGCTAATGCTATTGGATAAGCAACGGCTTTATCTTCATTTGCCCTGTTGCTTGTTGCTCCTGTTCTTCTTTGTGTTTTAACGCTATAAGTACCTGCTAACCCTTTGTCTTTAACCCATTCCATTATAGCAGCTAAAAAGTCATCCATCGTTCCGCTACCTGCTTTTCCTTTAAAATTTGAAGCGTATGTTTGCCAATCATTTGGCAAACTACTAACATAAGAACCTGCATAGCCTCGAGTGCCAAATTCAACATAAGCAGCATAAACTTTTCTAACTGATACACTTGCACTCGGATTGCTTTGTGTTGCATAATCAGCGTCTATCGAGTTTCTTAAATCACCATTGTTTACTGGTGCCTTCTGCTTTGCTATACTTACAACATCTGCAGCCCAAACATTCAACTCATTTATTAAAGAACTTTTTATTTCTTTTTCAAAATTATCTAATTTCTTAAATAATACACCAATATTTTTTATTTCAAAACTAGCCATCGTAAATTTCGTTAAAGTCAATTACCTGGTAATCAAACTTTCCTATCCTTAATGGTTTTATTGAAGTTATATTGTAACTTCTAAAATTCCACTTTAAAACCGCTCTTGCTTTCCATTGTACAGTTAAATCATTCCTTACTGTTGCCCTGTAACTCTTAAAATCATTAATAGTGCTTTCGTTTTGATTTTGGTTGTTTTGCAATTGCTCAATCTTTGCCCAAAGGGTTACCCCACTTGTTGAAGTGTTCACAATTACACCACCGCCATCATCTGTTTCATCTGTTGTTTGTAACAACGTGACAAGTTCAGTAAACTCACTAATTAATAATTTAGCCATGATTAAATCATTCTATAAAGTGCTAAAGTTTGTTTCGCCATATTATCCATGCCAATAGTATCATCACCTCTATTTGCAAACATATACGCCGTTTGCTGTAGTATGGCTTGTTTCGCCCATTGAGGATAATTTATGTTTGTGCCATTGTCAAATGAATATCCAGCATAATATTCAACCATTAGGCTATCATTTAAAGGCTCTAATAATCGTATAAAAGATTGTGTTCCTAATAATGGACTTGTTTTATGTGTTAATGTGTTGCCTTCAAAATCTTTAACAACTAATCCACTAACATAAGGACCATAAGGCAATTGGATACCCCCTAAACTATTGTTTAAAACAGCTCTTACACCTCTATACATTATACTAATATTTGCGTATGCTTCACACATTTGCCTTGCACGTTTTGCAATACTCATAGCTAGTGCAACATCATTATCATTACTTACTTTTAAATAAGTAACAACCTCAGTTTGTGTAACTGGTTCTGTTGTTATTTCGCTAAAAAATTGCACGTCCAAAACTGCATTATAAACCATACTAACAAATTTAAAAAAAGGGAGAGTTTAACCCTCCCTTTTTACCCTTTAAAAAACCGAACTATTCCTTTAATTAAAATTGCCCAAAATTAAGCAACATTACCAAAATCACCATAAATGAAGTAGTTGTCACCGTAAACTGGGAACGCTACTCTTTCTTCAATTCTAACAGTTAATTTGTTTTGTTGTACGTTAGTTGCATCTTGCTCGAAGATTTCAATCTTAACTGGTTCACGAGTAATTAAGTTTGCACCCATTGCCCAATCTCCAACTATGAATTTATCAACAGTTGCAGCGGTTGAACGATATACTGGCACACCGCCAACATACATTTGACCGTTTACAATTGTTACTAATCCAGGTAAATCATACTCTTCGCTTCCGCCTGACTTGTTAAGCATAATTCTGTAGTAATCCGCTGGATTCAACAAAATACCGTTTGCTTCTCTATCATAACCTTCAAGCTGTGCAATTGCTTCTACTAATTGCTCAACATCAATAGTAGCTGCACCACCAAAAGCGGTGAAGTTCCCCGTGTTGGTAATACCGCTAAGGTTAGGACTTGTACCATTACCATTTAACAATTGAGCATCCTCAACTCTTAAAAGTAATTCAGGCAAACGACTATTAAGGAATGTACTCATTCCAATAACATCATCAAGCATATTTCTTGAAATTTTCAAGAAACCTGCAATCCATTGTGCTGGTAATTGAACCTCTGCTAAGTCCAAATCAATTTGTGCTTTTGTTGCACCCTCAGCAGCAGTAGCTATTGAACCTTCACCAGCTACTTCTTTTACATAATTAAATGTTGAACCAATACCCATTGAACCACCAGTAAGTAAATCACGAATGTGTAATTTTCTTTTTGGTAACTGTATAATATTTGGGTTTAAGAAAGCTGTTGAAACGTCCGCTGTACTAAAATTGTTTGCAAAGGTCATATCACCTACTGCTTTTAATTCAAGAGATACAGATTTTTTTTCTTTTCTGTGAAGTTTTACAATGTCATCAGTTTTTTCAACTAATGCTTTTTGCAACACCTCGTTAAAGCTTTCAGGTGCTTTTGCGTTTGGTTTGTCGTTAATTGCTTTAACTCTACTTTGTAAAGCATCAAAAGCAGCTACTTGTGTTTCAAAATCTGCTTTTAATTTTAGCAATTCTTCACCAGTAACACCCTCAGGCAAACCTTTAATTTTAGCAATAGAAGCTTCAATAGCTTTGTATTGCTCTGTTGCTTTTGCGTTTGCAGATGCAACTATTTTTTCTTTTGTTTCGTCTAATAACGAAACTAATTCTTTAAATTCCATTTTATAAACTGTTTTTATAATTAAAAAATTGTATTGCTTCTTTGACCTTAGCTAATGACACTTCTGTTTCAACAACGGGAGGTGTATTTGTTTGCTTTAAGTCAATAATAATTTGTGCTAATTGTTTTTGCTCCAACAACAGTAATTCTATTGTTTCATCGGTGGCATCGCTATTCTTGCAAAACTTTTCTAAAGATTTTACTCTTGCTTCAATATCTTCAATCTTAATGCCTTCTAATGATTTCACGCCTGTAAGTGGTGTGTTTTCATTTACTCCCCACCCTGTAAGGCTTGAACCTTCAAATAATTTTAACTCGATTAACTCGAGGTAATCCTCTTTTTTCTTTTCTTGAATAACTTGGTAGCCGATTGAGTGTTCTGTAATCAAACCACTTTCAACCATCTTTAAAAAGTCAACACCTAAGTTATGGCTACCTACTTTACTTTCATAATACAATCCTTTTTTATCTTCAACTAATGTTAAAAATTTTCCTAAAGGTTGATGTGGATTATGGTTTTGTAAGTGTTTAATTCTATTAAAATTTTCACTAATACTCTTTTTAAATGCCCCAAATCTTACAACTTCTTTGTAAGCATCAACAGTGTCAAAGCTGCTAAGATAGCCTGTAACAATGCCTTGTTTAGCGTCCAAGTCTTTGAAACTTGCACCGCTTGTAAAGTTGCTGTATTTGTAAAAAGATTTCATTTTAAAACAAAAGTAGTATTTTTTATATTACCAAAATTATTTTTTTTCAACAAAGGCAACCGTACATCTACAATTGCAAACATTACCAGCAGTTGCCCCATTCTTTCTATCCCCTGGCTGTGCCATTAATTGGCCACTAACATTAAAAAATTCATTCATACCTACTGTTTTGCCGTCCATGTGTAAATGGTCGAATTTGTCACGTGGTGAGCGTCTTGTTCTGCTATCCCTTGCACTAATCCAAATCTTATCCATATTTAAACCAACACTTTGAGCAGCGAAAACAGCACCTTGATTTGCAGCCGTTACAGTCTCAGTCCTTGCTATTAACTTTGCCCTAATCTTTGTAAAACCTTCGGCGGTTAATAGTTTTACAACGTCACTAATACTGGAGCCGTCATTTAAAGCCTTTATAAATATTTCTTGAATTTTATCCCTTGTTGTTGTTGTAATTTCTTCGGCTGTGTTAAACAATTCGTATCTAAAAAAATCTTCCATTAATTGCCTCATTTGCTCACTAAATCCCATCGTGTAACGCTTTTGATTTTTGGGCAATTTAGCAGCAATTGAAGCCCCATAAATTAAAGCAGCCTCATTGTAAAGCTTTTTTAATATTGTGTAAATTTCAGCACTTGAAATGCTTACAAGTGTAGTATTGTTTAAGCCATTATCAATAACATATTTAACTTGGTTTTTTAACGCCTTATTAATCAAAGGAACATAAGCCAATTCCCTTGTTTTCTGGAATTTAGAAAACCTTAGCCAATATAAATATTTTTCTTGCTCAGTCATTAATAATGGTGCTTTGTTTGTTGAACAGGGGTATATGGTTTATTTTCTTGCAATAGCTTTAAAATATCATTGGTTAAATTTCCCCTTCGCCATTCATCATTCGCACGTTTTACAGGGCAATCACTTAAAGGGATTGCACGATTAACAATTCTTTGTATGTTACTTGTAATCTCCGACATTTTCTAAGTCTTTAGTTTCATCTTGCATTAAATTATTCGGCGGTAAAATAGCATTTAACAATGGTTCGTCTATTTCATCATACTTCATTACTATTCTTTTTTCATTACCAGTAAGCCACCACGATTTTAAAGCCCATTCTGCAATTTCTTTCATGTTTTGCTGTAACTCCCAAACACTACTCAAATCGTATTCAATAGTTCGTTTAAAATCGCTGTAATGTGGCATTAACCCTTGAATAAGTGCATCCCTTGCCCTTATTACATTTGGTAGAATTGCGTTTGTGTATAAAGCCTTTCGCATTTCTTTTACATTGCTTTCAGTTGAAGCGTCACTATTGTTGAATAGTATATCACTTACGTTGTAAGCATTACACAATTTTTTAAAGTCTATTTTGCTAAGTTCTGCCACTTCCAAATCAGCTAATTTTAAACCTAACTCTATGTAACCCATTTCACCAGTCGCAAAGAATGGAGCACCTTTATTTTGTTTGTTTAAAGTGTATTTAAAGAAATTATCTTTTCTACTATCAGCTATTTCTTTTGCCCCTTCGCCGTATTCCCTTTTATCCCATACAATTCCAGGCACACCACCATTTTGCATTTGTGCTACACTTGCATCGGTTGATGCTTCCATTCTAGTAATCAGTTTGTTTAAAGATTTTAAAGGTGAATGCCCTCTAAAATCATTTGCACTATAACTGTAACTTGGGTTAAAACATTTCATGTGAATTACCAAATCAGGGCTTATGTTTTTTAACACTTCAATCCCATCAATAGTATAATTATAACCAATTATTTTATAAGGGAATGACCTTGTAATTATGCAACTAACATACTGTGGGTAAAGAAAATGAAGATTGTATATTTTGCCTTTATTTGCACCATCCTCATTAATCTCTTTGTAAATCAAACATTCGCCTTGCAAAAATAAAAATGTATATAATGCTTCAAAAAATTCAAAACCACCGTATGCTTCATTTGGCTTTTTAAGTAGCTTAGTTAAATGGTCGTTTTCGTTTAATTCATCTAATGATTTGTATTTTAACAAGTCCCTCATTAAAGGGTCTGACTTGTATTTAAAAAGCTCCTTAGCTTTCTTTTCATCTTTTACTTTGTATGTAATAAAAGGGATTGTTGCAGCAGTTGTAGCAAGCAGTTTAACAACCGAATAAACATCTTCTACAGTTGCATAACGCTTTGCATCAATTTCTTTTTGATATGGTGCATAAACGGCTGTTTCATTGTTTATATTTCTTGTTTCGATGGTTGTTGGTTTTCTGCCATTCCACCATTCTCTAATTGCATTAATAACTTGCATCTGAATAAGTTTTTTTTACTTTTGAAATTCTCGAATAAACGGCATAGCGTAAACTGTCGCATAAATCATCCATGACCTTTACAGGCTCATCAAGTGCTTTGCCGTCTTTGTCAACCTTCCATTTATAGTTCCTAATTTCTTTTAGCAAATTTGTACTTTTTTTTGTTATGAATAAAGGAAAACTTTTAACAGCTAGTATTCCATCCTTTACAGATTTATCAGCAGGTTTTGCATTAACTCCGTATTTTATTAACTCTGCAATAGCTTCTGGTCTTGCCGTGTCGCAAAATACTTCGCTTGATCTTGTTAAACCCACATTTGTTTTAATTAAATAAGCTAAGTCATTATTTGTTAATCCTTTTTCGTAAAGTAACTCCTCAGCATAAATAGCACCATCAAGCCAACCAACTTTAACAAGTGCAGCAGGGTGGTTATATCCAAAGTCTAAGCCATAAGTAACATCATTGCAAACTGGGAATGAGTCACATTCACGGTAATGAGTGTAAATAGTTTCTTTGCTTGAACCTCTAAGCCCTAAGCCAAAAACACGCCATAAGTTTTCATCTGCTAGTTTTAAGCCTTCTATATCTTCAATTGTTTCTTTTGTAAGATTGCCTTTGTTGTTTAAATAAGTGCTGTGTATTAGCTTGTTCCCTTCTTTGTCAGCAACACCATAAACCCAGTTATGTTCGTCTGCGGGGTTAAAGTCTATAAATATTGTTTTGCGTGTTCTAATTGAAAGCTGTGTAAATGCTTCAAAACTAATAAGGTTAGCTTCGTTAATAAACAAAACATCTCTTCCTGGTCCACGAAGTTTACCCACTTCGTCACCCCCAAAAAATTCAACTATTGAACCAGTAGAAGGGAATTTATAAATATTATCGGTTTTATTGAAATCATTGTCGGTGTAAAGCCCCATTATATTGAGTATATCAATAAAATCTTTTCTTACACCTCTTTTTAAGTGTGGGAGTGAAGGACTTACAACGCTAATATGTAGCTTTTTTTCTAGTGCAATTTTTATAAGTAGTTGAACAATGCTATAAGACTTACTACTACGACTGCTCCCTTGATTAGCAATAACACGATATAACCCACTTTCATAGGCTTTCAGATTAGCTTTAAATACTGGTGTGTACTTAACTATGACTGTTTTCCTTGATTGGTTCACATCCATCGCTTTCGGTGAAGTTTATGTTTATGCCTATGTTGCCATTGTGATTTAATACTTGATTGTCTGTTGGTTTGCCGTGTGTTCTATCTAACAAAGAATTTATTGCATCTAAATTTCCTTTTTCAATACTTTTTTTTAATGCAGCCCCAATAGTCTTTTCTAATATTGTTGAATTAGGGTTTTCAAACATTTCTTTTAATTCTACTAAATTCATTGCCAACATAGCTTCAATAGTCTTTGAAGCCTCTGCTTTGGTGTAGCCAATAATTTTTAATTGAGTAGCAAGTTTGCGTGGCTGCCCTTTAGGGTTTCCACTTTGCCCTTTTTTAAAAATATTTGCCCCTGGCGGTGTTTCTCCTTTTTTAAATGGCATAAAAAAAATTTTTCATTTTAATTATTTTAAATTATATTTGCAAAGTTAACATAAATTGGAGTTGTGTTTTTTAACGCGTTTTTGTGAAACAAACCAATTAAAAAAAGAGTTAGACAAAAAAAATTAAAAGTCATCATAATTGGTGGCTTTTTTTATTAATGTTTAAATTAATTTTTTGTATTTATAATTTAACAAATGCCTTTAATGGATAAAAAACAAGTGAGTTTCTATAACCTCCTTCGTGAGTTGGTATAATTGGTGTAACCCCATGAACATTTCTCCATGCAGGGTAAACAAGTATTGAATTGTCTTGTTGTCCAATAGTTGCATTATAATCGGGTATGTGTAAATCCCCACCTTTTGAATTGTGTTTTTTACAAATAATTACGTTTACTGCTCCAACTATGTTTCCTGTATCCCTATGAAATGGTGCTGAAATATTATAGTTTGAAATTGAACTTGTAAAAAGATTTCCAAACTTCCATTTTTCTTGAACGTCTTTAAATAATTCAAGTTGTTGTTCGTATTGTTTTGGGAGAATTTCTTTAATAAGTTGCTCGCTTTCTTTTGCAAGTAATAACATTGCTTTTATAAATGTTTGTGCGGTTTTAACACTATGTACACTAGAACGTGAAGCGTAATTTCTTTGCATATGTGGTTTAGGTGGGATGCTCCCAAGTATAGCAGAATATTGGTGTATTTCGTCTTTATATTTATACTTCCCTGTTTTTTCGTCAATACCATCATTTTTACCTCTTCTCATTTCAGTTTTAGGAACATTTTTTGAATTTAACTCAGCATTTGCCAAATCTGCCAACTTACACATTTTTTCAGGCATTTTTGTAAGGTAAAAACCTGTCGGTTCTCCGTCTGCATAAAAAATACAGTCTTCTGTTACGTTAGGCTCTATGTAATCACAAACTTCGCCTATTTTGCGGTTGTGTTCTATTTGTATTAAATCAATTCTTTTCATATTATTATTTATTAAATGCAAAAACATTTGTGCAGGCAGGAAACCAAGATTTTTGCCAAGTATCATAATCACGGCTTTTGAATTTCCCTGTATTACCAACATCCTTTAAATTAGAGTACTGTTTTTTTTGCCTTTCGATTATGTTCCAAAATCTAGGCAAACTATCATCAATATCAAAGCTCCATTCATAAACTAACTTATTGAAAACCTTTTTTGTATTTTCTAAAATCAACATTTCAGCACCTTCGATATCCATTTTACAGCAATCGAATAGTTTCGATTCATTTTCAAAATTTAAACATGGTACTTTTATGCCTTTATTATTCCACTTTTTTATTATTGAGTTTCTCCATACATTCCCGTTATTTCCAATAAAAAGAATTATTTCTTTTGTTCCGTCATGAACTAACGCCGCTTGTTTTATTTCGGCTTTGAATCCATTTAAGTCTAAGTTCTTTTTTATCATTTCACAATTAAACGGGTCAGGCTCGTAAACCGTTACGTTTGCACCATTTGAACAGGCAAGTAAAGTAAATGCACCTACATTTCCGCCGCAATCCATCCATCTTTCACCATGTTGAATTGTCATTCCTTTTTTTAAATACACTTCGTTCCCTAAAAACTCTTCAAAAGTTTTAATGTCTGACATACCTTCACGATGATAAAATTTTATTCCTTTAATTTCTGATTGCAATAACTTCATATTTTCCCCTTTTCAGCTTTCAAATATTCCATAATCATACCGCCAACATAGCCACCTTGCCCACGCCAAAATTTAACAAGTTCAAATGCTTCGTTATAATGTTCAGCTTCAAATTCAATTTGAATAGCTTTTTTAACACCATCAGTCATTTGCTCTAATTGTTCAGAAACATCCTCTTCATCTAAAATAGAGTAATCCACATCGGCTGGCTTTTGCCAAACTTCCAAACCCCACTCTTCGAGTTCTAACTCATTCCAATCTTGTAATAAAGTCCAATCCCACTCGCCACCACTAACATTATCTTTAATCAAAAATTCCCTCTGTTTTTCCTCAGATAAGCCACTTACTTTTATAATCGATACTTCTTTTAACCCAGCTTCTTTGCACGCTTTAAAACGCATATTTCCACCCAAACAATCCACGTTTGATTAAGGATGACAAGTTTGCAAAGTTGGTTCAGTCGATTAAAGACTTTCCCGAGATGTTAGAAATACGACCAATTGTTGTAAATGACGACATGATTATT